TTCTTCTCTTCGACTTTTTGTTCCACTAGAGCCTCTCCTTTTGCCTTAGCAACGGATGTTACAGCTGATGCAACCTTAAGATTGTTTTCAAGCTTCTTAAGCATCAATTCTAGTTCATCTACTGGAGGAGTTTCTACAGCACGCAAAGGCATAGCTAAGTGAACAGCCAAAAAGAAAATAGTAAATACGATTAATAGGTTTTTCATTTAATTAGAATCTTTTCATTGTGTTAATGATACGCAGCTCAGTAATAGCTGCAGAGAGTGCACTATCAGACTTCTTAAGTGCAGCTGCCATCCTATCCATCTTAACATCAAGCATCTCAATCTTCTTGTTACTAGCTTCGATCTGGCCTACATAACCAGAACGTAGATCGTAGTAAAGATAAGTAATCCCAGCAAGTGCAATAAATGCTACACCTGCTACGGGATTCTTTTTGAATTGCTCAAAGCTAATAGGTAAGGGGTTTGATGTTACTTTCTTAGTAGTCATTTGTTTATTTTTTATTTAAAAGTTATTTTTGTTTGTATTACACAACATAATAGAGTCTCTTTACTCTGTGACCGCTTGATTTACACTGTCTTATATTAGAAGGTTTTACTCCGCAAAACAGTGCTGCTTCTTTTGAGTTCTTAAACTCATACATTTCCTGTGTTTCTGAGTTAATTAGTTTTACTGGAATCTTACTATTAGAGTCTGATTGTTTTTTTAAGTATTCAGCACTCTTAAACTTTGAGCCAAAGTTTGGATTATTTACCCCCGAAGAAGCCTTTGAAATTTTATCCAACGACTCAGTAGAGTGTTGTTTACCATAAAAAGGATTACTCTCTCCTCTAGACTTTAAAGAAATTAATTCTTTTGTTCTTAGAGATAAAACTTTTTTCTTAACTAATGTTGGGGTAAGATAACAGTTTAACCCCTTCTCTACACTACAGTAATACTCTTGGTAATACCTCTCTCTATCTAGTAACTCTTCAGAAGAACACAGTTCTAATACTTCAATGGTGTGAGAGTCTACACCGTGTTTCACCAGCGAATTGTAAATAGCTCTTTGCCCTTTAACTCTATTTGGGGTTAAGTAATAACTACAGCGTTTATACAAATTGGTAGCTTCTCCAACATAGACTTTTCCTGTAGGAGATGTTATCTTGTATATACCTGAAGTACTAGGAAACTCCAAAATAGAATTACGCATATTATTTTATATCCTCAGACTTGATTAAGGTGTAGGTAAAGGAATCTCCCTGTAATTTAGCACCTTTTTCGCAGATAACAAGAAACTTGTCAAAATCAGCAGACTTCTTAAAAACCTGGCAACCGTGACTCAGTCATTTACCTGACTTGAATCTAGACCTGCCTTGTGAATGTTGATACCAAATACACCTGTTTCTGTTTTGTCTTCCTGGTATACACCGTCTTTAGTGTAATCACGGAACACTGTAAGAGGTGCTTTCTGTTTTAGACACTTGTATTTTCCTTGGTGCAATCCTATACCATGTGATCCAGGGTATTGGCCAGGCTTAACACGTGCAGTTCCTCCACCGTTGTCTGTTGTACAGGGCCAGATGTGAAATTTCCACTGACCTCCCTCTTTGTAACTTAAAGTCATCCAATCATCAAAGGCATTAGTCACTTTTTGTCCTGTAGTGCTGTTTCTAATACCAATTACATTGATATTAAAATCTCCGTTCTCGAAGTATTTATAACCTTTAGCTTTAACAGCTGCTTCGATTTGTTCTCTAGTGTAGCTCATAGTTATGCCTCAGAAGAGTCCTCCTTTTTCTTCATGATCTTCTCTACAGAAGTCAAGCCCAAACAACCAAAAGCCAACAAAGCAACAGCATCTACCAATGGAGTAGAGGGAGCAAAGTGAGACTCAGTAAAAGAGTTTACGTACAAAGTAGCGCATAAAGTCAATGTGCAGACCAAGCCACACAGACGCTTCATAGAAACAGAGCCCTTTTCATCCTTGAAAAGACCTCCAATAAAACTTACAAATTTCATATAAATATATTTACCTTTTTTTAAATTAGCAGAGTCTAGTACTCTGAGAGTTAGCACGTAATCCTCAATCAACCACTTAACTAGCGGAAGAGAGATTAACAGGAATAAACTCACCATTATCGGTATGTCTGTCAGTAGGTACAATGCAACTTCGGACTTTCATATAATTGATGAGAAAAGGTTGGTTAGTTTCAAAGATAATTCTTTAAAAAAATAAGTCAAATGATCTAAAACAAAAAACCCCCAGACTTCTCTGAGGGTTCTTTACACTAAAATAACTTACTAATTAATCTAAATGAATCTAAATGAGTCTTATTACAAGATCTCTGCGTCTGTAAAGGGAACTACAGGAACTTCGTTAGCTTCAGGAGTTTCTGCAGGAATGTGTGTAAAACTTTCCAAGTCGATCTGACCTTTACCGTAAGTTTCTTCAATTGTCTTGAAGAAATTGTTCTGGTCTTTAACCACTTGAGTCAATGCCTCTTTAACCTGAGACTTAACACTCTCTAAATCAATCAGTTGGATTTCGATCTTACCCAAATCCATGATGATGTTCTGTGTCTGTTGTTGGAAACCTTTGATAGTTTCGATTTCCTGTTCTGTAAGCTTAGTCATAATATTTTGATTGGTTTAATACAAATATAATACCTTTTGGTTAGATACGACAGAATGTCTTAAATTTACTCTGCAGTAAGTCCCAATTCTGCCAAAGCCCAGTCAATTACTACAGAATCGTCATTACCCCAAGTAGAGATAATGTCTTCACCCATAGAAAGATTACCGTCCAAGATACTACTACCTGGTTTAGAAACTGGCTCCCCTTCTTCTGGGGTTTCGAAGGTTTCGGTTAGAATCTGCCAATAAAATGTAATAGAAGTTGCATTCATTGGAAAAGTTAAAGCATTGATTGTGAAGTACTTACCCTCACCTCTTGAAGGTATAGTAACAGTTTGGATTTTTGTTGCCATTGTTTTATGTTTTATTTTATCTATTACATTGCAGTAGAAGTAACTCTTTGCCAAGCAGTTCCATTATAGAAACACAAAGTTTTTAAATCTGTGTTATAAACTTCTAAACCTTCTACAGGAGTACTGATAGCAAGAATCTGAGCAGTAGTCATCCTTGGAAGTAAAAATCCTTTTGTAGTAGACTGTAATCCAAACAAAGCAGAACTAGAAAGAGAAGTAGTCCCTATTCCGACATTAGTTCCGTTGTCATAAATTGACGAGTTTCCTAAAGTAGTAGTTCCTGTAAACTTAGAAAGATAGTTAGTAGTACCACTTGCGTTACTCGGAGTGTATCCTAAAAGAGTAGAAATAGTAGCACTTCTCCAAAGATTAGCAGTTGTGTCTCTGTAAAGGACTCCGTTATTTACGTAAGGAGTTGGAAGTACGTCATGAAGTTCTTCTAACTCGTAACCATTGTCTACTTTTACGAAGATCTTTCCGTTATTCTGATGAGCGTAGACTACGTAACCTATTACCACGGTGTGATTAGGGGCAACTGGCTTAACTTTAGTTAAAGCACCAGGAGTTGTAGGACTTAGGAAAAGAACATCTCCGTCTGCCCAAGTTTCTCCTTGAAGAGAACCTGTTGTGTTAATATTATTGACGTTTCCAAAAACCGTAATGAAACCTTCTTGGTTGTTATTAATGTTTTCCGTCACGATTCCTAGAGTTGTGACAGAGTCGGGATCGTTGTTTCCCTGTGCCAAAACTACAGCCAGACGTTGACCTTGAGCACCTCCTTCTGAGGCAATTCTAACTCTTACTACTTTATACTCAGACTCAAGTAAGTTAGCGTTTGTTTTGTTTACAACTCTTACAACGGTTTCTTGTCCTACCTGTAGGGTGACGTTTCCTCCTTTAAGACCTAAGTCAACAGTTCCGTCTACATCGTTCCAAACAAATCTACCTACTGCTTGAGTTCCAGGAGACAAAGTGTTTAATTGATAGTAAGGAGAAGTAGCTCCACCAATAGTGATTGTATTTGCAGTAGTGTTTCCTACAGTAGTTACTGAATCTAGACTATCCGCACTTGCTGTCAATAACTGAGTAGCAACAAAAGATACAAAGTCAGAAACAGGTACAGTCACCGTCTCTAGGGGAGAACTCATTAGAGCCACCAAAGAATCGTTAAGTCCTAGAGTCTTCTTTGGTAGTTGACTGGTTCTTACTACTTCGCCTGATATATTCATTTTATTTTATTTATGTATTTTATTCTTGGATTAGGAG